GTTAAGTATGATATGGTCTATTTCAGTTCTATAGTCTGCTTTCTTAAGTAGTTTACAGTCCTCTTGTGGGTGAGCTAGCTGTATACATTTAATCTTTAACTCAGCTAACGTACCTTCATCCATTAATTCTTTAGATGTAGTAACCTTCTTAACAGTACCGAATAGTCCTTCAAGGACAAGCTTGTGTGTTTGTGTACCATCTAAGGTACCTGTGAATCCAAACCTATAAGGACAGTTCTCTAGTTTAGTCATTATAGATGTGAGTGATTTAGATTTAAAGTTATGTGCCTCATCTCCCAGCACACACTTGAATTGATTGAACCATGGTTTAGGCATCTTATATATAGACTGCCATGTAGATATAACTATGTTCTCAGGTATGTCTACTCTCCAGCTCTTATCTTGAGTACCATCGATTACTCTTATATTATTCTCATAACCATATGACTCAAAATCAGTCTTCATTTGATATACCAACGAAGTTGTTGGAACGATAGTGAGAATTTTCATACCATCCTCAAGCATCTTTCTAGCTATAAAATATATAATTAATGACTTACCAGAAGCAGTAGGTGATAGTAGTAAAGCTCTTCTTGATCTCATTGCATGAGCGAAAGCTTCAACTTGATAATCTCTTGGATCTAAATTAGAAGCATCTTTACACCACTCAGTAGCTTCCTTGATAGAGTATTGCTCATCCATAAGCTCATCATCAACGTCAACTTCATATCCTCTCTCGTAGGCAAACTTTCTTATGTACGGTATTAATCCACCATATAAAAGCATGGTAGCGGGATTGTATAATCTTATCTTACCGTCCCAGAATTTATTTCTAACCTGAGGCATAAACTTAGCACCTGGAACTGTGAATGTAAAGAACTCAGAAAGCTCATATGCTACACCTGGCTCACAGAATGCTTTAACGTAAGCGTCGTTATACTTCTCTACGTATAATTTCTCTGTCATATACTTTATGTCTGAGGTTTGTAGTACTAAAGTTATGATCTCTATTATTAAAGAACAACTCTATACCTCTCCTCTGACAAATCTCTTTGCCTGTAAAATCTTTTTGTCTATACTCTTCTCCGAGAATACGTACATTGATAGGAAGCATCATTAAAATATCTAGAAGATCATCTTCAGTAGCATACGGTATGATCTCATCTACATATTTAATAGCTTGTAATTGTGTATATCGTTCAACGATTGTTTGAGTAGGTTTATTTTTTTCAGCTCTATCGATAGTAGGATCTACTTGAAGTCCACATATAAGATAATCACATTGTGCTTTTGAATCACGTAACATACTCACATGACCAGCATGAAGTAAATCAAACGATGAGCATGTAAATCCAATCTTCATTATTTCTCTCTATGGTATTTATTTAACATGAGAACAATACTACTTAGCATATCATTATCTAGGCTCTGATAGTGAGATGTATCTTTTGGTAAGCATTTACCTCCAAAGCCAAATTTACCATCTGGTCCTGGTACATCCCAGTGAGTAGTAGCATCTAGTGAATGCTGTAATAATCCTTTTACATTCTCATAATCAATATCTAAATCTTTACATTTACGGTGAAGCATATTAGCAAACATTACCTTAGTAGAGAGGAAAGCATTCCTGCTCATCTTAAACATAGCCGCTTCACTTCTTGATACTATGTTAACTGCTCTTTGATACTTAAGCCAATCAGCAAATGATCCAGATTTTAGCTCGTCTACACCAATGACATCAGTGACTTGAGGTTGAGTAGCGTCTATGTCGAATGTTACTTCACGTAAAAACTCAGGCCATAAAGTAGCTTCAGGATACTTATCTACTTCTTCAGGTGGTAAAGTAGATCTAATAATCTGTTCACCATTGAATTGTTTATATACTTGATCTACTATTTTAGTACAAAGCTTATTGCCTTTTTGATTAGTAGGTACACAGATGAATACCCAATCAAATGTATTTGTTAAAACTTCAAGTCCGAGCTGAGGGTCGTGAACAGATATCTGCATTCCAGGATTGAGAGTCTTAAGAGTAATCTCTGTCGCTTTACCTACAAACCCATGTCCTACTATTAATGCATTCATTAATCGTCAAGTCCTTTATAATAGTTATCATGCTTTTGTTTATATCCATAAAAAGAACCTTCTTTAACTTCTTCTTTTGGCTCATTCTCTGCTAACCATTCCTCCATTCCATGATAGGATGGAACGTTCTTGAGAGCTTTTTCAGCTGCCCACTTAGCTTCCATTATTTTTTTGAAGCATGCAAAGCCATTGTAACCATCTATGTTAGGATCGTGCATAACACCTTCCCATAAATTTATTGCTTCTTTAACTCTACTAATTGGTGTCTTATCTATATACGGCATTATAAACCTACCTTGAATTTTTCCCATTCAACAGCTGCTTTAATATTAAAGCCTCTACTATTAAGGGAACGGATTGCTGACTCTAAATAGTCAACCTTCTCTTGTTGATATGCAATCTTAAGTGTAAGCTCTATAAAGTCTTTATCACTATCAATATACTGAGGTATATCAGCTCTTAAGATTTTTAACGGATTAGGCTCCCATCCGAGTTCATTCAACTCGTCATAGTCCAGAGAACCATTGTAGTATTCGTATTTTTGTTTTTTCAGAACTTTAAGATCAGCCTCGAGCTTACGACACTGTAATCTCTCACTGCTAAATATATTAAAGTATTTGGAATGAAGCTTCGAGATCTTCAAAGCCTCCTCACCAAGCTCAGTACGATCGATATCACTATCGACAGTCCACTTTTTCATAATATCATCTAATGTCATAATATAGTCTTATCTCCAATCTACTACATAGATTATTATAACGGCTTCTTACTTCGAAATCAACTCTATATCGAATCTTTCATACCTAAATGACGCAATGCATTCTATGTATGATATATCACCACCTCTAAGATCAAACATCAATTCAGATAGTGTTGAAGGAAACAATCCAATAAACTTTACTTTAAGGTTAGGCTGTGCAGCACTGTTGTGTATGATAAGAGTAGCATCACTCATTATATCACCATCACCTAAAGGATTCTTTCTTCTATCTGAATCACTCAACGTCTTATATTCATCAAAAGTCTCAGGAAAGCCTAACGCTCTTGTCCAATCATATAACTCAAGATAGCTTTGCATTTGCTCATCCACTCTAAACGAGATCTGAAACTCAGTAAAGTCAATGTGTGTGCCAGGGTTAGGCATTTTAACAAACGGGGTTGGCACTTCAGCTGTACCTAATGTAACAGCTGGTAGAAGTACTGATTGACAGAAAAAGTTAACATGCGGTAACTTATTAATCACAAAGTCAAACTTTAACGGTGATAAGAAATTAAGATTGTCGGGTTGATTAGTTAATGCTGCCATATAAGTATTTAGGCTAACTATCAGATAGGTGCTAAGACCCCTTAGCCCTTGGTTTCCACATTTCATGGAACATACAGTGACGTATATGTCCATCGTCCGTTTCATATACAAACTGCATAGCTAAGAGCTGTACAACCTTACCAGAGTTCTCTCTGTCGAATGCTGGTTCAGTATGAGTTATCTGATCACCGAGATTAGGTTTAGTTCTTTTCAATTACATCTCCATTTACTCTATCCAATACTTCTAAACAACGTGCAACTACTATAACAGGACCTCTAGGATCATCAGCATACAATGCTGGATTATAATGATTGCGCTCACTAATACCCTGCTTAGTCCAAGACGCGTCGCTGCGCGTCTTAAACCTCTTACAGAGCTCTTGTCTTACATCTTCATAGAAGGCAGCATGCTTACTCATTTAACTGCCATTCCTTCTCCTGATAGAGCGAAATTATAAGCGTACTGTAACACTTTAGTTGGATGTGACAATGTATCAGCAATAACTAATGCTTTACGTTTTGTCTCTGCTTTAGCATGCGAGGCGTTAATCATCTCTACTAAGGCTTCTTTCTTTGCATCTAAGCTAGTAGCAGCGTCGATGTCTTTAAGGTATTTATCAAGTTGTAACATATTTACTATTCCTCTTTTTTGTTTATACATATATTATATGAACTTATTCAGATTAATCAACTGTTATTTTAAACAAAAAAAAGAGCGCCGAAGCGCTCTTTTCAGGATAGTAATCCGAGATTACATGATGTTGTTAACTAGTACTCTTCTGTAATATACGTTTGAGTCTTTGTTCAACGCTCCAAGTCCTACGCCTGTTCCTTCTGCAAATGGATTTGCAACAACGCCGTAACGAGTTTTAAAACCGATTTTTGGTTGGAAAGTCTGCTCACCAACGGCTCTCACCATTTGTAGCGGTACGTAAGGGCAATAGAATATACCAGCATCAAATGCTGAAGATCCTTTATATCCTAATGTGTAATAATTACCAGTAGTATAAGGATCGATATAAACTCTATATCTGCCATTTAGAACACCAGCAAAAGTATTACCAGTATCATCAACTTGTAGGTTGTTAGAATTCAATGCAGGTGTATAATCCAATACGCCAGCCATTTGTAAAGCAGAAGCTACGTCTGAAGATGTGATTAGGACATTACCCTTTCCTCTTCTTGTGTCTTTTGCAATTTGGTTAGCATCTCTTTCGATTTGGAACATTAACCCTTTGAATTTCTCAACTGACCATCTACCGTTTGAATCGGTGTCAAGATCAAATGTTCCATAAGTAGTAGTGTCTGTAGTAGCACCCTGCTTACCAACAACGTTGATTGTTCTAATGATTTCTCTATTGATCTCAGCTAAAATTTCTGTTGAAAGAATATTAGCGAGTTCTGTTTCAGCATCTAAACCATGGATAGCTCTTAAATCTTGAGCAAGTTCCATTGTGTATTCAGCTTTTAGCGCTCTTGAACCAGCAGTAACTGATACTTTCTCAATTGAGAAAGCCATTTCTGGGAATGCAACGTTAGATGCATTACCTAAAGCTTCAGCTTGGTTAGTTGGCATACCGTCAGCAAAGTTATAAACACCTGCTTCAGCATTGTTTGCGCTTCCAGGAACACTACCAACGTTTTTGTCACCAAGAGTGTTAGCTCCAGCAGCAACAGTCGAGAATGCAGTATCAGCTTCGTTATAGAAAGCTTCAGTTGCAGAGTTAGACTGGTTAGTATACTTAGATCTCATCGCGAAGATAAGTCCAGTAGGTCCTGACATAGGTTGAACACCACACATGTCATAAGCTACTAGGTTAGGCATTGCTCTTCTTACGAGGCTGATTAAAACAGGATCGTAATTGTCAACGTCTGCGCCAGTTGCGTTAGTTGGTGTGTGTTGTGCTTCACTGAGAAGTGATTGACTAGAATATGTGCTTCCTTCTCTCAAAGCAATTTCTGTATTTTCTAAAAGTTGAGCTGTAACTGCACGCTTATGAGTATCTGCGATCGGTGTAAGATCATCGTGCTCAAGAATTGGCTGCCACTTCTCAACTAAATTAGTTCTAAGGTCC